TGGGACATTGATTTGGACCACGTTAAGTGTCTTTGGCACAAACAGGAGGGACGCTGTGCGCTATCCGGGGTGTTTATGACGTGGCACGGGGGCGAAGGACGACAGGACCTTAATATCAGTATCGACAGGAAAAATTCGGACAAAGGGTATATAATAGAAAACGTCCAATTAGTGACACAACGAATAAACACAATGAAGCACACCTTGGGAGAAAGTGAGTTCTACTGGTGGTGCAAAAACGTAGTACACAATAAAGAAAATGCCGACTAAATTTAAGCCGACGGAAAAACTCTACAACCGACGAACCGGAATCACCAAGGTTCAACACAATTATATAAAAGCCACTTCGATGAAAGACCTCCTTGCAGCAATAGAAAATCCAAACACTAAACCCAAATTAATCCATAAATATAAAAAAGAAATACAAAGGAGAGAGAAGTATGTCCTCTGAAAAGAAAAGCGAAATGACGCCCGAAAAAGCAGGGCAATATTGGTACAACCGTGGTTTCCGGGACAAAGAACTGCAACGTCGCGTAGCAGAAACTTTGGCCAAGGACGAATTGGTGGACAACAATGCCGAAGTCTGCAAAGTCTGCGATTAGAATGCCTAAGAACTATATTCTGAGTCAGACAAAGGATAAAACCTATATCCATGTCAATCAGCACAATATAAGGAAAAACAAGCGTCAGGGGACCGCGGACCCGGTTATTACCATAAAACAGGGGACCAAGAACACTTATTGTAACGAGGTAAAGATACTCGGAGAAAGCCGCCTGGTTTACAGTGGAGAGGACGAAAGACCTCTTCTTCCCTGCGGCGCTCGCGTCGTGGTCGTGACAGAAGGCCCTGTTGAGGTGCTCAGGTGACTAAAATAGACACCGGAAAACTGTCCGAACTTTATCCGGACGCCGCCAAAGAGCTTTTGGGTCTTCAAGAAGCGTTGAAATCTAAAACACTACAGCGCGAAGGGCAGCATAGTTTTTTAACCTATGTAAAACACATGTGGCCTGATTTTATTGAAGGGCGACACCACCAGATTTTTGCTGAAAAATTGGAAAAAGTGGCTCGTGGAGAGCTAAAACGCCTGATTATTAACATGCCACCACGGCACACGAAGTCTGAATTTGCCTCCACTTACTTCCCCTCGTGGGCCTTGGGCCGCGATCCGAAGTTAAAAATCATGCAAATCACGCACACCGCGGAGTTGGCCTTTCGTTTTGGACGACGAGTCAGGGACTTGATTGATTCCGAGGAATATCAAGGGGTTTTTCCGGGCGTCGCCCTGAAACCGGACTCAAAATCAGCCGGACGGTGGGAAACCAACGGCGGCGGCGAGGCGTTTTATTCGGGTATTGGCGGTGCGGTCACGGGTCGTGGTGCGGATATTCTGGTTCTCGATGACATTCACTCGGAACAAGACGCATTATCCCCAACGGCTCTGGACAATGCCTGGGAATACTACTCTTCAGGACCGAGACAACGACTGCAACCGGGGGGCTCAATCATCATTGTGATGACGCGTTGGAGCACCAAAGATTTAACCGGCAGACTGCTGAATAAACAGGCGGAAGAGCACGCCGATCAATGGGAAGTGGTGGAATTTCCAGCCATTATGCCCAGTAACGACGCCTTATGGCCCGAATACTGGACTTTGCCCGAATTGGAGGGGGTAAAAGCCTCCCTACCGGTGTCCAAATGGGAAGCCCAGTGGATGCAAAACCCCACCTCCGATGAAGGCGCAATCCTAAAACGCGAGTGGTGGAAGATTTGGGAAGAGGATCGGGTGCCCAATATGCAGTTTGTCATACAAAGTTACGACACCGCGTTTAGTAAGAAAGAAACAGCGGATTTCTCAGCCATCACGACATGGTGCGTGTTCTACCCCGAAGAGGGCGGCGAACCGAACTTATTGTTGCTCGATGCTCGCAAAGGGCGGTGGAATTTTCCGGAACTTAAAAACGAAGCCTTTGAACAATACGAGTATTGGGAACCGGACATTGTGATTATTGAAGCCAAGGCCAGTGGTATGCCGCTTACTCACGAATTGAGACAAACCGGGATACCGGTGCTCAATTATTCGCCGAACAAAGGACAGGATAAAATTGCCCGAGTCAACGCCGTTTCCCCACTTTTGGAGGCCGGAATGGTCTGGGCCCCGGACAAGCGGTGGGCTGATGAGGTGATTGAAGAGTGCGCCGCGTTTCCCTTTGGCGACCACGACGACTTGGTGGATTCGACCACACAAGCGTTAATGCGTTATCGACAAGGCGGCTTTATTGCGTTAGAATCAGATGAGCTAATGGATAGCGATTATAAACCACCAAGAAAGGAATATTACTGATGTCAATTGCAGCACTAAAAACACTACTGAAACGCGGACGCTATGACAACGACGCTATGTACGATATTTTAATGAAGCAGCAACAGAAAGGCTACACCAACCTCACCACGGCGGAAAAGGCACAATACGACCAGCTTTACAATATCTTTGGGCGCGACGCAATGGAAACCATGGAAGGCCGTCTCTTTCACGCATTGGGCGGTAAATACCCGGAACTGGACGACATGGTTAAAGCCGGAAAATATTTGGACGACGATGTTTTGTCTTCCATGTTCAACAGAAAAATTGATACGGTGATTGATGATTTTGCTGCACGCGCAGATGCTTTAAAAGGCAGAAAAAACGCAGGTGAAGAATCAATATCTTTGCTCGAGGAATTGCTGGAATATGATCTACCGGAACTACTAAATGAAAGAAAAAGCATTAACGACATGTCCGGAGGATTTTTTGCAGATGACATGATGACCGTGGACCACGAAGGACGGTTGGACGTACTGGTGGACGCGGTAGAAGACATGTATACAAACGCTTATAGCAGCGGCGATGTTCCTTATATGGACGCGTCGGTAGTCGATGAGTTGGGAGCAGCTATGTCCCCCGAATATTTAGCGCACAATCTTCGAGGAACAAAAAGACACCTTAACTCACTTCCAGAGACGCAGATAAAACACAAAAAGAAATCCGGCACCGGGGATGACATGGATTTTTGGGACGAAGATTTAGGCGGTGATAGGGGCGTACAGGACAAAAACCCTAGTGATATTAGGTTTGATGCAACCTATGGCAACGTGGCCAAAGAAGGCAAATACACCCCCACGGAACCTATGGACCCTTCTCTCGATGCAGTCTATGATGAAAAAGGGTTTCGATGGAACCCGGACCCAGGTCCGCGGACCGGGGCTTCTCCAACCATAGACGAAGAAATTGCTCTTCGAGGTAAGTTTTTAGAAGGCAAAAACAAACTAAAGAAAAAAACAGGTGGCGGTATAATTGACGGCCCCCTATACGACAGAGATTTTTAATCAGGAGAGAAAAAATGGCGAAAGCACCTAAAATCATTAAAGGCCTAGATGTAAAAGGTCAAGGCTTTGTTCCTTATGCAAAAACCAAGAAAATGAAAACCACCAAAGGGCCTCAGCCCGGCGCTGGAAAAGGTAAATCCAGAGGCGGCGGATCCGCTGAAAGAGGCACCAATTTCACTGGCGTATACTAGATAGGAGGCACCATGTTAGGGCCTCCGGTTTTTACAACCCAGGAAGAAGTAGACGCATACGCTGACGCACAGAAAGACCTCTTTAGTAAAGAGAGGCTTGTTGGAGGCGCAGTAGGTGTTGCGGAAGGGCTAGGTATTGTCGACCTTTTTGCCGGTGTGCCTTGGTTAGCGGCAGAAACATACGGGCACCAAGCACTGGATTCCTTGTTGGCGCAAGAAAAGAGACTGGACCCTAAAGAGTACGATAAGCTTCAGCGCTTAAAACTGCGTTCCGAGGGACTATTAGGGCAACAAGGCGACGACGAAGAGGCTAAAAAGAAGACCAAAAAGAGAGCAAGAGCCAGAATCAACCCCCTGGAAGCGGAAACCTACGACGAGGCAATAGAGAACACTCTTGAAAGCCTAGGCTATAACAAAACCGATAAATCAGAGGTCGCAAGACAAGTCGCTTTTTTGACCACGTTGGGCATAGACCTTGCTTTTTTAACAAAGGCTATTATTCAAAACGCCCCCAGAGCAATCAAGGCGATCCGCAATGCGTTTAAAAAATTTAAAAACGTGGACGAGACCGATCAAGCGGTTATGAAAGCACAAACGGAAACAGGGATGTCTGAAACACCTTTATTGCCAAAACCCGAAATGCCCTGGGGCGAGGAAATTTATAAGATGGAAAACGAGTTAGCCCAACTTGAAAATTTAGAAGCCAGCATGTACGGAAAATTTAAAAACGTGGACGAGGTAGACCAAGCTGTTATAAAAACGGAAGGGGAAACAGGAATGTCTCAAACGCCGGTACAAATGGAAATGGACTTAGAAGGCAGAATGAACCATTTAAAAAACCTATACAAAGAGGCAGACGACATTGTTAAGAAAGAAGAAGCCAGATTGTACGAAATAGAAGATCTTTTAACACAACACAGCTATGGACAAGAAAAAGGGTATTGGACGCTGCGTGACAATACTGTTCTTCCGGTCCGTTTTATGGAGAAAAATAAAGCTAGTCGTCAACAAATTCAGGACGACGCAGCTATGAGCAAGACCAACATTCAAATTCAAACAAAAAAGAAACGACAATTGGAGAAAGAGGCAAAGGAACTAGAAAGTAAAATAAAGGCTAAAGACACACAAGAACAGATTTATGATTTAGAAACCAGAATGTACGATTTAAAAAATCTTCTTAGACAAGAAGGCACAATAATGAGTAAAACCAATCGTGAAAAACTAATGCGAGAAATAGCCAAAGTTGATTACGAAATACGAAAACTAACCATGGCCGGTGCAGCTACCGCTATAACGGGGCCAGAAGAAGCGAAAAGCCCTGGTGCAGAAGAAGTGCAAAATAGTGTAGACTATGCACTGAAACAATGGATGTAAGATGGCTATAGACGAAATTAAAAAACCCACCAATATTGACAGAGTTACCGACTTAATCGACCTGGACATTGAAGCGGGACAAGAGGTTGAAATTGACGCCCCTATCCCTGAAGACGGGGACGTAGAAGTTAATTTTGCCCGAGACGGCAGCGCGGTCCTTGATTTTATGCCGGATGAATTAGGCGTAGAGGCAATGATTCCTTTTGACGCCAACCTAGCTGATTATATAGATGAGTCGGAACTCGGTGCAATAGCCGCGCAATTGCTCGGTGATTTTGAAGAAGACCGCATGAGTCGGGACGAGTGGGAAGACGCCTATGTCAAAGGACTGGATCTTCTTGGTTTTAAGTACGAAGACCGCGATCGACCCTTCCCGGGCGCAAGTGGAGTTACTCACCCATTATTGGCAGAAGCCGTTACTCAATTTCAAGCGTCTGCTTTTAAAGAATTGCTGCCCGCACAGGGTCCGGTAAAAACGGACATTGTTGGCGCAGCTACCCCTGAAGTGGAAGCGCAAGCTGATCGTGTGCGCGAGTTTATGAATTACCAGATTACAACAGTCATGGAAGAATACACGCCGGAAATGGACCAACTGTTGTTCTATTTGCCCCTTGCCGGTTCCGCTTTCAAAAAAGTCTATTACGATCCTTCTCTACAAAGAGCCGTTAGCAAATTTGTTCCGGTTGAAGATTTAGTGGTGCCGTATGCGGCCAGTGATTTGGAAACCTGTTCAAGAATTACACACATTGTAAAAATGAACTACAATGAGATTCGTAGCCAACAGTTGTCCGGATTTTATCGAGACATAGAAATTACCCCAACCTACACCAGCACCCAGACAGTAACGCAAGATAAGGTCGAAGAGATCGAGGGCATTAGCGGTTCGGGCAACGACATGATGTATGAACTACTGGAGTTTCACGTTTCAATGGAGATGCCGGGGTTTGAAGACCCTAATGGTTTGCACCTACCTTTCATTGTAACTATTGATAGAACCTCAAGTCAGGTTTTGTCCATTCGACGCAACTATTACGAAAACGCTCCGCAAAAAAGAAAGATCGCTTATTTTGTACACTACAAGTTTCTCCCAGGACTGGGTTTCTACGGCTTTGGTTTAATCCACATGATCGGAGGACTCTCTCGAACCGCAACAGCGGCCCTCAGACAACTCATAGACGCAGGAACCCTGTCCAACCTCCCCGCAGGCTTTAAAGCTCGGGGCATAAGAATAAGGGACGACGAGACACCTTTAGAACCCGGAGAATTTAGAGATGTAGACGCACCAGGCGGAGCGCTAAAAGATTCTTTGATGCCTCTCCCTTATAAAGAGCCAAGTGGAACTCTGTTTCAATTAATGGGCTTTTGTGTGGAAGCCGGTCAGCGGTTCGCGGCCATCACAGACATGCAAGTGGGCGAAGGTAATGACCAAGCGGCAGTCGGAACAACATTAGCGCTCATGGAACAGGGGACCAAGGTCATGTCCGCGGTTCACAAACGACTGCATTACGCACAAAAAACAGAATTTAGAATATTAGCCAGAGTTTTCTCAGAGTTTCTTCCACCAGAATACCCTTATCAAGTAGTCGGCGGCGACCAAATGATAAAACAAACGGATTTTGATAATCGTGTTGATGTTATTCCGGTTTCTGATCCAAACTTTTTCTCTTTTGCCCAACGAATTTCTTTGGCGCAACAAGAATTACAGTTGGTGCAGAGCAATCCAGATATACACAACATTAAAGAAGCGTATCGTCGAATGTACACGGCGCTTGGCTCACAGAACATTGAAGCTCTGTTGGTTCCTGATCCACCCCCACCGCAACCCACAAGCCCGGCTTTAGAAAATGCCGCCGCTTTAATGGGCGCACCTTTACAGGCGTTTCCGGAACAAGACCACGATGCGCACATCGAATCACACATCACGTTTTTAGAAAACCCTATGGCTACAATGAACCCTATGGTGGCAACGTCTTTATTATCAGATATTTTTCAACACATTGCGCTTAAGGCGGAAGAGATCGCGGAACAACAACTACAACAATTGGCGCAAGAGGATCCACAATTACAGCAACAGTTGATGCAAGAGCAACAAATGATGCAGCAACAGCAAATGATGTTACAACAAGGCGGCGGAGGAACCTCACAACCCATGCCGCCTAACCCTTTAAGAGAGCAGCTAAAAGCGCAAGTGGAAGCGGACTTATTAGAAGAAATAATGCCTAGAATTAATGAGGCTATGGACGTTTCCGGTGATGATGATAGTGTTTTAGCCTTGAAGCAACAAGAGCTTATGATAAGATCTAAAGAGAACGAAGACGATAAACGTATCGCTGAAGATAAATTAGCTCTTGAGCGAGAAAAAATGGAAGTAAGGGAAGAAACCGACGAAGAGAAGATGCGAAGTCAAGAAGACATCGCAGCCCTCAGAGCCCAGATTTCCCGTGAAAAAATGGAACAAGCTAAAAACAAAGGAAAATAATGCCAATCTCTTACGAAAACCCTTTTGATGATCCTTTATATGATCCGGCCAAAGACGATAGCGGCCCTAAAATTGGGGACCCAAAAGGGCCTCCCCCCGAGGCTTCGGCAGAAACATGGCTTAATCCAGATGGTACGTTAAAAGAAGAATACTTAGCCCCTATTCTCGAGCAAATTTCCGGTTCCCCTTTTTTTCAAGCCATGGCAGGAGAACAGCCCGATCTAAGCGGCTATGCCCAAACAAGTGATTTAGACGAAGCCATTGCAGGAGCCCTTGCCGGATACAATTTAGAAGGTCCTGATTTAAGCGGTTATGCTCAAACAGGGGACATGCAGTCAGCCATAAGCGACGCACTCGCAGGTCTCGGCCTTGACGATAAGTTCTCTGATTATATGAGCCTACAGGACTGGGAACAACGGGCGGAACAGTTTGTGGGACAAGACATGATGGAGAAAATGATAAACGATGCTATCGCTCGTGGGCTTAGTCCCGAAGAAATTGAACGAATGATTATGGATGCAACAGAAGGTGCCCTTACTCCAGAACAAGTACAGCAGATGATTGGTGAAGCCACTCAAGCATTGCCGGGAACAGAGCAAATTCAGCAAATGATTGACCAAGCTTTGAAAGACGGGCTTTCCCCACAAGAGATTCAAGACATGATTGCGCAGTATTTGGTGAACAACCCCGTTGAAGGAATGACTCCCGAGACGGTTCAACAGATGATCGCCGACGCACAAGCCACTCTTGAGTCTTTGGGCGGACTAACTGAGACAGAAATACAAGCCCTGATTGAACAAGGACTCAAAGACGGCTTAACCCCAGAACAAATCCAGCAAATGATCTCAGAGGCTACAGGCGGAGCCATAGACTCAGCCACCGTTCAACAAATGATTGATGCAGCGATTCAAGGCATGACCGCAGGCGAGGAAGGACTCACCGAAGACGCTGTTCAACAAATGATTGAGGCAGCTATGGCTGGAGGTATGTCTATGGACCAAGTACAACAAATGCTTGGTGACACCGGTTACATGACACAAGAGCAAATTCAGCAAATGATGGGAGAGTCTGGGTATTTAGGACAGCAAGGAGTGGACGCTTCTGTGCAAGCGGCTCTTGACGCTGCTTTAGGCGAAGGCGGATCAATTAACTCCGCAATAGCCGCAGCCATGCAAGGGGCTGGTGGCGAGACAGGCGGTGGCGAGACAGGCGGTGGCGAGACAACACCTACTGAACCAGTGCCAGCACCCAATTACACGATTCCAACCAGTTATACCCCTTATACGGACTATTCAAACCCGTACGGATCGGTGAGTCCTTATGATATTATGGGTCCAGAGCAGTTTGGAGGCACAACACCTTTTAGTGGCGGAACGACCACAGGAGTAGCCACAGGGAGTGGAATAAGCGGACTACCTTTGGGAGACCCTCTAACTTATAACTATGCTATCCCTGTAGAAGCGCAGGCAGGACTTTACCCAACGGGGACAAACATTTCTTGGGACGATTTTTTAAACTACGGTAGAGCGGTTTCCCCAGAAGACAAAGCGTCTTGGGAAGCTTGGAAACAGTCCACTAATACTTAATAAGGAGACAAAACTATTGACACCATAGATTTTGCTTATAAACTATTGAAAATAGTTGAAGAAAAACAAGAACGAGTTCAACAGATGATGCTTAGTGGCGAGGTAAAAGACTGGGAGCATTATCGCAACTTGACCGGACAGACAGAAGCATTGGCTTATATGCGGTCCGAGATAAACACGTTACTGGATAAACAAGGAGATTAAACCTGTGAGTGACGCAACTTCCGCCCTTGAACAGAAATGGGCGCAGGAGGAGGCTAGTAAGTCTCCCTTAGAAAAAGCCTACGAAAAAGTTGGCAGCAAGAAGACGGATAAGGAAAAACTTAATCCGGAAAAACTTTCTTCTGATCTATTAGACCAACTTCCAGATCCCACCGGTTGGCGCATTCTCATTCTCCCTTATCGTGGACAAGGCCAAACAGATGGCGGTATATACCTGACAGAAAAAACAGTAGAGCGTCAACAAATAGCCACGGTCCTCGGTTATGTGTTAAAAACAGGTGAGCTCGCTTATCAAGATGAACATAAGTTTCCAACAGGTCCTTGGTGTAAAGCCGGGGATTGGGTTTTGTTCGGTCGATATGCTGGTTCCCGCTTTGATATAGAAGGCGGTGAAGTCAAAATATTGAACGACGACGAAATCATTGCGAAAGTAAACGACCCAGAAGCAATTCTGCATAATTATTAACATGAGGAATAAATCATGCCAGCACAAGAACTGACTAAAACTGACGAAGAAAAAATGGTGGACCTAGACGTTTCCGGTCCTGCCGTTGATGTCGAACTACCCCAAGAAGGCGCCGTAATCACGGAGGTCGAACAAGAGGAGCCTGCTCAAGAAAAAGAACAAGCCCCCGAAGTAGTTGTTAAAGAGGTAGAGCAAGAACAGACCGATGAGCTTGAAAACTACAGCAAGAACGTTAAGACCCGAATCAATAAGCTCACGGCTAAATTAAGAGAAGCCGAGCGCAGAGAAAAGGCGGCCACGGACTACGCGGAAAACGTAAAAAAAGAAAACCAAACGTTAAAAACAAAGAACACCGCTCTTGACGGAAACTATATTATAGAATACGCCAATAGAATTACTACGGAGACAGCGGCAGCGAAGTCGGAGCTAAGACAGGCCACTGAAAATGATGAAGTAGATAAGCAAGTAGAAGCCCAACAAAAATTGGCGCGTTTAGCCGTGGAGGCACAAAACCTCAAGGCTCTGAACGACAGAAGAAAAAGCCAAGCGAGCACCCCTGCTGAAGCACAACAACAAAATGAACTGAAGTTTTCTCCGCCGCAAACTCCAACCACACCTCCCGAGCCCCCTGATCCAAAGGCAGAGGCTTGGGCATCAAAAAACAAGTGGTTTGGCAAAGATGCCGCTATGACCATGACCAGTTTTGTTCATCACCGCCAACTAACAGAGGAAGAAGGGTTTGACGGGACAGAAGATCAGTATTATGATGAGATAGATAAAAGAATGAGAGAAGAGTTTCCACATAAGTTTGGTGAAGAGACACCTTCTCTTGAAACTATTAACCGTCCCGCCCAAACGGTGGCTTCTGCGACACGCAGTCCAAAAAGAGGGCGCGGCAAAAACACTGTGAGACTCACACCGTCACAGGTTGCTATTGCTAAAAAATTAGGTGTGCCACTAGAAGAGTACGCAAAATACGCGAAGGAGTAATATATGGCTAAGTCCAGTAACAACGTAAAAGAAACAACTCGAGCTTCGCGCGAGGCCGATACTAGAGAAAAACAATCTCGACGTAAACCTTGGTCTCCCCCATCCGCATTGGATGCACCCCCACCCCCTGAAGGCTATCGACATAGATGGGTAAGAACAGAGGTCCGCGGACAAGCCGACACAAAAAACATGTCAGCAAGACTCCGTGAAGGAT